GCTGCGGGATACAAAACCAAGATCATTCCCAAGACTCCAATCTTGGACTCCATCAACGCTGCCAGGACAATCTTTGTTAACTGCTGGTTTGACCGTGAAAACTGTCACGAGGGCTTGCAATGCCTGAGACACTACCGTTACGATGTTGACCCAGATACAAAGCAATTCAGCAGAACGCCATTGCACGACAACTATTCACACGGGGCTGATGCGTTTAGATACATTGGTTTAATGGTCAACGAGCCTCGCCAGGCAAGAAGGCCAAGGCTGAACTTAAATTATGGTAGCCAACATTCATGGATGGCGTAAAATGCCACAAAATCACTTAGGGCAACATCATGGCTGATGATTACGACTCACGAATTCAGGAAGCGATTGACTTTCTAAAATTGGCAAACGATGCCGACACAATGAATCGCCAGGAAGCCCTGGAAGATTTGAAGTTTGGCGGTGGTGATCAATGGCCCGTAGAGTTGCAGAACTCCCGCAACCTAGAATCCCGTCCAGTCATTACTGTGAACAAGGTGGACAACTACTGTCGCCAAGTCTCCAATCAGCAACGACAGCAGCGTCCCCGCATTAAAGTCCATGCCACAAACACGCATGATGACATGGTTGACGCACAGACCATCCAGGGCATTATTCGCCACATCGAGGTCAATTCCAACGCTGATTACGCCTATGACAATGCGTTTGACTATGCTGTCCGCATGGGCTGGGGTTTCTTGCGAGTGCGCACAGACTACATTTCCGAGGATTCATTTGACCAGGAAATCTACATTGACCCCGTAGATAACCCATTTACGGTCTATTACGATCCCAATTCAGTAGCGCCTGACGGTTCAGATGCCGAGCGTTGCTTAATCACAACAATGGTGTCTAAAGACCAGTTCCGCAAGATGTACCCAGAAGCGGATGACGGTGGCACAAGTTTCACCCAACGTGGAACTGGCGACTCACAATCCGAGTGGATTACCAAAGAGGATATTCGCTTGGCTGAGTATTACTACACAGTCAAAGAAAAGGCAAAACTGTACCTTTTGAGCGATGGCACAGCGACATTTGCTGATGACAAAGACTTCTTTAATCGCCTGGCAGCCTACAAAATTGAAGTGGTTGACCAGCGTGACTCATACAAAAAAACAATCAAATACTGCAAGATGACTGCCGTTGAGATTTTGGAAGAACGTGATTGGGCGGGTAAATATATCCCCATCGTTCCCGTTTATGGCCGTCACATCGTGATTGGTGACAAGCGTAAGAAGTTCGGCATGATTCGCTATGCCAAAGACCCACAGCGGATGTACAACTTCTGGCAGACTTCTATCACCGAAGGCGTGGCATTAGCACCAAAGGCCAAATGGCTGCTTGCTGAAGGCCAAGACGAGGGGCATGAAAGCGATTGGGCCAATGCCAACATCAAGTCATTCCCATTGCTGCGTTACAAACAGACAGACATTGATGGCCGCCCTGCGCCTGTTCCTACACGACTGCAACCAGAGCCTCCACAGACGGGCGTGATGGCAGCAGCTGCGGGTGTTAATGATGACATCAAGTCAATTATGGGCATCTTTGACCCTGCGCAATTAGGCCAGGGCAATATCTCAGGGAAAGCATTGAACGGCCAGCAACAACAAGTTGACCTGACAAACTTTGACTATTACGACAACCTAACCCGCACAATTGCCCATGTGGGCAAGATTTGTTTGGACTTGATCCCCAAAATTTACGACACAGAGCGTGTTATGCGGATTATTGGTGACGATGGCAAGCCAGAACTGTTGACCATCAACCAGCGGGATTCTGTGGGCCGTGTGCTGAACGACATTTCTGTTGGTCAATACGATGTGGTCATGGAAACAGGCCCAGGCTATAACTCCAAGCGTCAGGAAGCTGTGGACAATATGTTGCCATTGCTCTCTGCTGCCCCAGAACTTATGCAAGTGGCTGGTGACCTGGTGTTCAGAAACATGGACTGGCCTGGTGCTGACATTATTGCTGACCGACTGGCCGCAGCTAACCCAATGGCCCAGATCGATGACAAGTCCAAAGTGCCGCCCCAGGTTCAAATGCAGCTGGCTATGTCACAGAAACAGATTCAGGAACTTACACAAGCGCTTCAGGCCAAAGACTTGTTGATCAAGCAGCGCATGGACGTTGAGCAGATGAAGCAAGACGCTGAGACTAAGCGCACATTGCTGAAAGAGACAAACAGAGCGCACGAAATTGAGCTGCGTGAGCAAAGTGACCGTGAAGAAATGAAAATGAAGGTTGACGGTCAAGCACACGATACTGTGGTCAAAACACAGACTCAACTTGAGATTGAGCGCATGAAAGCAGAAATTGCAATTCGCCTGGCTACGATTGACAAACTGGCATTGAGAAATGCTAGTGCGGAAACAACTGAACGGGCTATTTGAGATTTACAAAATTTGTGGTAAAAACCACTAAACCGTACCTGTGAGGTTCACAGGGTCAAATCGTTGGGAAACGTATGTCCGATAAAGAAGCGGGTCAAGTATTGACAAGCGAGAATGCAGCAGAATTTTATGCAAACAGATTAGGTTTAGCTGAATCTAATGCGGAGACTGAGGCGGTTGAGGAAACTCCCGAGCCAGTAGCCGAGGAAGAACAGAGTGAGCCGAAAGAGGCAGAAAAGGAAGCAAACCAAGAGGGTGAGCGTAAGCAAAATCCTAAACTTGAAAAGCGGTTTTCAGAGATAACCAAGCAACGCGAGGAAGCCAGGCAAGAAGCCCAGCGGGAACGCCAAGCAAGGTTAGATTTAGAACAGCGTTTGGCGGCACTAGAGCAAAACAGACAACCTGAACAACAGGCGGTCAACATTGATCAAGAGCCACAACCAAGCCAGTTCAGCGATGCGTTTGAGTATGCGAAGGCTCTTGCAGAGTATTCGACAGAAAAAGCGTTAGCAGAACGGGATAGGCAAGTTGCCCAGGCGAAAGAGCAAGAAGCGCAGCAAAAGATTATCCAATCATGGGCGCAGAAAGTTCAAGCAGCCAAAGCGGAAATGCCTGATTTTGACGATATGGTCGCATCGAGCGATGTTGTGGTAAACAACGCAGTTCGTGATGCAATTCTGGAGAGTGATGTAGGCCCAAAAATCCTGTATCACCTAGCTGAAAACAATGACCTGGCACGCAAAATCGCTGGTTTAAGCCCAAATGCAGCGCTTAGAGAGATTGGGAAACTAGAAGCAAGGTTTGAAGCAAAACCTGAGCAGACAGCCCCTGTTGTAAGAAGTAAAGCACCAGCACCGATTCAACCGATTCGAGGCGGTCAAGGCAAGGCTGATATACCCATTTCGCCAAACGGTGAATTTCATGGGTCTTACCAGGCTTGGAAGGCTGCTAGAAAATCGGGAAAAATTCGGTAAACCTAATCTTTTTGGAGTTACAAAATGGCTAATAATTTATTGACGATCAGCAAGATCACCAACGAAGCGTTGATGGTCTTGGAAAATGAACTGACTTTCACATCGGAAGTTGACCGCAATTACGACGATCAATTCGCTGTCGTAGGCGCAAAAATCGGTAACACCGTTAACGTCCGCAGACCTGGCCGTTTCATCGGTACTACTGGCCGAGCTTTGAATGTTGAAGATTTCAACGAGACTTCAGTTCCCGTTACTCTCAGCACTCAATTCCACGTTGACACACAATTCACCACATCCGATTTAGCATTATCTTTGGATATGTTCTCTGACCGTGTGTTGAAACCCGCTATTGCAGCAATTGCCAACAAGATTGACCGTGACGGTATGTCTATGGCTACGCTGAACACAGCCAACATCGTTGGCACAGCTGGCACACCCCCAACTGGCTTGATCACTTATTTGACAGCTGGTGCTTATCTGGACTCTGAAGGCGCACCCCGTGATGGCCGTCGTTCATGTATCGTTGAGCCTTTCACAAGCGCAACAATCGTGGACAGCCTGAAAGGTTTGTTCGTTCCTCAAGAGGCTATCGGTGAGCAATACCGTAAAGGTTTGATGGGCCGTGACTCTGCTGGTATGAACTGGAAAATGGATCAGAACGTGGTGAGCCAAACTTTTGGCTCTAACTCCACAACAACTGTGACAGCTTCGGTCAGCACTACTGCTGCTTCTGGTTTCCTGACTTCTGGTTGGGCATCTTCAAGCACTATCACTTTGACAGCCGCCAACACAGGTACATTGAACCTGAACGCTGGTGACGTTATCCAGATCGCTGGTGTGTACGCAGTCAACCCACAGAATCGTCAAGCCTACGGCACTAACAAACTTCGCAATTTCGTTGTGAAGGCTGCTGCTTCCGTTGCTTCTGGTTCTTCTGTGTCTGTGACCGTTAGCCCCGCTGTTATCACCGCTGGTCAGTTCCAGAACGTGTCTATCCCGACAACTTCTGCCACAGCCGCTGTGACTCAGTTCAACAGCACAGGTACTGTTTCTCCCCAGAACATCATCATGCACCGCAATGCTTTCACATTGGCAGTAGCCGATCTGGAATTGCCAGAAGGTGTGCATTTTGCTGGTCGTGCAAGCGATAAGGAAATCGGTTTGTCAATGCGTGTTGTGCGTCAGTACACCATCAACAATGACTCCATTCCCACACGTTTGGACGTTCTCTATGGTTGGGCCCCACTCTACCCAGAGTTGGCTTGCCGAGTAGCAGCCTAATGGTCTAGGGCGGCTAATCACCGCCCGTTCTAAACTTAATTTAAGGAAATTATCATGAGCAATCCAGGCCCAGCAAGTACCACAACGATTCACCCAAGTAATTTGGCAACAAACCAGGCTATCCGCTTGTTGGCTTACGCCAGCGGTGTGCCTATCGGCCTAACTGGTGATGCTTCTGTAACCCTCCCTGTTAACAACACCACAAGCTATGCTGTGACCAATGTTGCTATCACCAACGCTAACAAAGACGTTAGTTCTGGTGCTTTGGCAATTTGGACAGCACCCGCTGGTACAGGTACAGAGATCGTTACCAACGCTGCTTTGACAGGCAACACTTCTTCAGCTTATGTGACCAACTCAACCGTTGTGTCCGCAACTAAGAACGCAAACTTGTCAGCACAAACCCTTTATGTAAAAGTTGGCACAGCCGTTGCAGGCGGTACTGTTGACATTTTCGTTTACGGTTACGACTTCTCCGAGTTCTAATCGGGGATAAAAGAGGAACAAGCCACTCTGTCAAAGGGGTGGCTTTTTCTTTATTTGGCGTTACAATTTAAACTATTCTTGAAAAGGAATCATCATGTCTAAAACGACTATTTCCCGTGGAAACGTCTTGGCACAAAGTATTGTGCAAGTGACTTTCCCAAGCACCACATTTTCCACAACATCAACAGAAGTCACGCTTTCTGTGCCTGGTGTTAAATCCTCAGACTTCATTCAAGCGCAAATCGATGCCGCAATGACTGTGGGCGTTGGCATTGGTAATGTTTACACAACGACTGATAATCAAGTTATCGTGCGTTTGTTGAACTTGACTGGTGCTTCTGTGACTCAAGCGGCTGCCACAATGTTGATTACCGTGAAGTCTTGCGAAGATCAACCAATCCCTGCGAGTGTTGTCTAATCATGGCTAACACATCAGTATTGCGTCAAGCTGGTGTCACCTACGCACAATCCGTAGGCGCTACATCCACAACGGCACTTCTGATTGACGATAACACCAATGACCAGGTTAATTACGCTTCTTTTCTCAACTCAGGCTCAACGCTTGTGGCTGTGAAATTTGGCGATGCTAATGTGGGCGCTGCGGTGTTTCCTGTCAGCGGTTCTAACACAGGTGACTTTGTGTTGCCAGCAAACATGACAGCACCTATGGTGTTGGCTGTTCCAACGACTCCCTTTTATGTGCGAATGATTGGATCGGCTGCTGGCCCGTCCATCGTTTATGTGACTGCCACAGCTGACCAATCATAAGAGGTGATATGGCTGACCCTGCCAAGACAGTAGATCAAAACATTCTGCCTGTCCAGGCGCTGTTTAATTTAGACAATACCTTTAACACGTTTATCGGTCAGGGTCAGCCTTTTTACGCCACACTTAATCCAGATCAGTCTGGGTTAAACATTACGAATAGCACAATCAACAGCACCACAATCGGTGCAATTTCGCCATCCACAGGCGTTTTTACAAATATCCTGGCAACCACAGGACAAGTTACGACTTCTCCAACCGCCAACACAGACATTGCCAATAAATTCTATGTTGACAGCATTGCACAGGGTCTAAACCCCAAGCAAGCGGTCAAATGCGCCACAACAACGTCAATTACGCTGTCTGGCCTCCAAACAATTGACACTTACACCACATTGGCGGGTGATCGTGTCCTGGTTAAAAATCAAGGAACATCGTCAGAAAACGGCATCTATGTGGCTTCTGCGTCTGCCTGGACACGGGCCACAGACATGGATGTTTGGGCTGAAGTGCCAGGCGCGTACACCGTTGTCGTAAGTGGTTCTGCAAACGCAAATACAGGGTGGGTGTCCACTTCTGCAACGACAGGCACAATCAACGTCACCCCGATCACGTTTGTACAGTTCTCAGGTTCTGCAACATACTTCGCGGGTACGGGTCTAACCCTTGCGTCAAACACGTTCTCAATCACCAATACGGGTGTAACGGCTGCCTCTTACGGTTCAGCCTCCAAAACCCTGACAGCGACTGTTAACGCACAAGGTCAATTAACCGCCTTGGCAGACACAAACATTGCCATTGCTGCGACTCAGATCACATCTGGAACTATCGACACAGCCCGTATTTCAGGCTCATACACAGGCATTACAGGCGTTGGAACGCTGACTGCGGGTGTATGGAACGCCTCAACAATTGGCGTTGCTTATGGTGGTACTGGCGCGGCTACATTTACGGCTGGCTACCTCAAAGCGAGTGGAACATCAGCGTTTAGCACCGTTACGCAAATTCCAACAACTGATTTGAGTGGAACGATTACCAATGCCCAACTGCAAAACAGCACGATCTCAGGGGTGTCCTTGGGTTCTAATCTATTCTCATTGACCATTGGTTCAGGTTTGTCAGGTACAAGTTACAACGGTTCGGCTGCGGTAACGATCACGAATTCTTCGCCAATGGTTTACCCAGGCTCGGGTATTCCAAACTCAACTGGTTCGGCATGGGGTACGTCTTACGCTGTGTCGGGAAGTGGAAATGTTGCTTTAACAACAGGCGCAACATTATCTAACCCAACAATTAGCAATTATGAGATTTGGACAGGAACATCTGCCCCATCTTATGCTGAAGGTCGTCAATGGTATGACTCTACGGCTCATGCTTTAGCGTATTACAACGATTCTTCAACATCAATAGTTCATATTGGTCAAGACCTACAAGTAAAAGTAATCAACAACACGGGTTCAACCATTGCAAATGGTTCTCCTGTTTACATTACATCCAGTTCTAGCGGTCAAACTTACCCAAATATTGCATTAGCTAAAGCTGATGTAGCGGCAACTTCATCTGTTATCGGTTTGACCAATGGTTCAATTGCTAATGGTGCAATCGGTTATGTAACCTCACAAGGTGGTATTGATAACGTCAATACTGGCACATTTACTGTTGGACAAGTGCTTTATCTAAGCCCTTATTCAGCGGGTCAATTGATGAACACAATTCCTCCAACAGGAATTACAGTTCAAGTTGGCGTGGTGTCTTATGTTGATTCATCTGCTGGCAAGATTTACGTCAAGCAAACAACGCCATTAAACGTCCCCGCTTCAATCATTAGTGGTCAAGTGGCCTTAGCTAATGGCGGCACATCGGCAAATCTGACAGCCGCTGTTGGTGGTGTTGTTTATTCAACCTCATCAGCCTTGGCAATTTTGGCGGCAGGCACAAGTGGTCAGGTTCTCCAGTCTAATGGTGCATCAGCCCCAAGTTGGGTGACACCGACTGCTTATGCAACGGTTACTGACGACACGACAACGAACGCAACCCGTTATCCGCTGTTTGCAGCCGCTACAGCGGGTAATTTAACGACTGAATATGTCAGCTCTACCAAGTACCAATTTAACCCCTCCACAGGCATTTTGACAGCTACAGGGTTCAGCGGTTCAGGTGCTAATCTGACAAGCATTCCTAATGGCGCGTTGGTTAACTCAAGCGTCACGGTTGGTTCAACCACAATTGCTTTGGGTGCGACTGCTACGACTTTGACGGGTCTGACTTCTGTTACATCAACCACTTTTGTGGGCGCTTTGTCTGGTAATGCGTCAACTGCGACAAGCGCAACAAGCGCAACTAATACGACAAATGTGGGCGTGACTGATAACACCAGCACAAATTCAACCTATTACCCAACTTTTGTAAGCACAACAACGGGTAATTTGCCGATCACGGTTTCATCCACAAAGTTAAAATACAACCCAAGCACAGGCGCATTAACCGCCAATCAGCTAATCATTGCACCGTAAGGAAATATCATGGGACAACTTGTTTTTCAAGCAACTTTAGGCGGGGCAGTCAATTTGATTGGCCCAAACATCGCTGGAACTGTCAACTTTACATTGCCAAGCGCTGATGGCACAAGCGGTCAGACTTGGACAACCAATGGCAGCGGTGTTTTATCATTTGGAACTTTGGGTGTGGCTGGCGGTGGTACGGGTGTCACCACTTCAACTGGATCGGGCAGCAATGTTTTGTCTACAAGCCCAACTCTTGTAACTCCGATTCTTGGAACGCCAACATCGGTCACATTGACCAACGCCACAGGATTGCCTTTGTCCACAGGCGTGACAGGTAATTTGCCTGTTACTAATTTAAATTCAGGAACATCAGCATCATCTACGACATTTTGGCGTGGTGATGGAACTTGGGCCACTCCTGCGGGTGGTGGTGGAACACCTGCTGGTTCAAACACTCAAATTCAATACAACAACTCAGGTGCGTTTGGTGCTTCTGCAAACCTCACATATAGCGGCACTACTCTTACGCAAATAGGAAAATTAACTGTAAACAACGCAAGTGGTACAGATGGCGGTTTTCGTTTGTCGTCTACAGGTGATGTTTCGTTTTATGACTTTGAAGTAAGTGATTCATTGGGTCTTGAAATTCAGCAAGGCAATACGCCAAGAATAACAATTAACACTTCAGGCAATATCAAAAATTGGGGTTCAATTTCTGTTGGCAATGTAACACCCACAACAAGCGGTATTGGCATCACATTCCCCGCAACTCAATCAGCATCATCAGACGCTAATACGCTAGATGACTATGAGGAAGGGACTTGGACACCTACAGATGGAAGTGGCGCAGGATTAAGTTTTACTGTTACTGGCGCTCAATATGTAAAAGTTGGTCAAATGGTTACTGCAACAGCAATATTTTCATATCCATCAACAGCAAATACATTGTCTTGCTCAATCAATGGTCTTCCATTTAATACAAATTTAAATAATTTAGCTGGTTCTGTTTTAAGCGCCAACGCTGGTGCGCAAAAAGTTCTTATCAACACTGGTGGAACATTTTTATTATTTCCAGTAAATTCAACAACGCAATCATTAAATGCGACATTAAGCAGTTCAACAATTTATCTTGCAATAACGTATAGGGCAACCACTTAATTAGCTTGGATTACCAAAACAGACACTTAACAAAAGGAAAATCATGTCACTTACCAAACAAACTGTCGTTGACCAAATTACAGTAACTGAGGATGGAACTGTTCTCTATCGTGAAGCTACTCGCGTCATGGAAGATGGAAATCAGATTAGCCAAACCTACCATCGTTCAAGCCTCACACCCGCACAAGACTTGACAGGCGTTCCCGCTAATGTTGTTGCTATTTGCAATACGGCATGGACTGCTGAAGTTATTGCGGCTTATCAAGCGGCACAGGCTGCTGCTGAAGCTGCACGAAACCAGTCATGATCTGCCAATGGTCAATCACAGAGACTCAAGTCCAAGATGGCTTGATTCTTTGTGCTAAATATCATGTGATTGCAAAGGAAGATGACCTATCTGTTGAAACAGAGGGTTATTGGACTTTTGACAGCCCAAAACTATCAATTCCCTTTGACCAAGTGAAAGAGGAAATGATTGTTGAATGGATTGAAAAAGAGACTATGCGAGATGGCGTTTGCGTCATAAAATCTAGGCTAAAAGAGCAATTAGATTCTCTGAGCAAAAGCCAATTTACGCCCCCTCCTTGGCAACCTCAGACCTTTTCTGTGAAACTGTAAGGAAACACCATGGCTGTCCCGTATGACATTGTTAGCCGAGCGTTAAAAGACATTGGCGCATTGGAAGCTGGTGAAACTCCGACTCCAGACGCAGCCAAAGATGCGTTTGACATGATGAATGACATGATTGACCAATGGTCAAATGAAAACATGATGGTTTTCAATGTCACAGAAATCATCTGCCCTGTTATTGCTGGTCAAACCCAATACACCATTGGCCCTAATCCATCAACCCAGAACTTTATCGGTGCGTCCTTTATCGGCTCAATCGCGGGCAATATTCTGACGGTGACTGGCATCAATTCTGGTGCTATTGCCCAAGGTCAAACCTTAAGTGGAACAGGCATCACAGCGGGAACAAAGATCACCCAGACCCTTACAGGCGCGGGCGGTAATGTCAACTATGTCGGCACTTACGAGTTAAACATCTCTCAAACCGTAGCCTCAACAACCATCACGGCTTACTACCAAAAGCCTTTGAACATTGATTCTGCGTTTGTCAGGGTGAACACCACATCCAATGGTCAGCCGATCACAGGCGGTGGTTTGGACTATCCAATGTCCATTCTTGCCTTGCAAGACTACGAAATGATTGGCTTGAAAACGCTGAACGGCCCGTGGCCTAAAGCGCTTTACTTCAACCCAAACTCTGATTCTGGCAACTTGTTTATTTGGCCTAGCCCATCGCAAGGTGAACTGCACTTGTTTGCAAATACCTTATTCAGCCGCTACGAATCCATGTACGAGGATTTATTCCTCCCACAAGGCTACTCAATGGCTCTCAGATGGTGTTTGGCAGAGCGTTTGATGCCCATGTATGGCAAAGCCTCTCCAACGCAAATAACGATGATTCAGACGTTTGCGGGTCAGGCCAAAGCTACGCTGAAGCGCACCAATATGTCACCATTGCAGACTGCACGTTACCCAGATGCGCTGCTTACTGGTAAAGCTAAAGACGCTGGATGGATTTTGAGCGGAGGTTTCATTTAGGGATTTATCAAGTTGACAGGAAATGTAGAAATATGTACCATTCAGACTCCATCAACAAAGGAGTTAAAAATGGAAAATTTAGACAAACTGTTAGCAAAAAGATTGAAACAACGTGAATATGCAAAAGCGCATTACGCCAAAAAGAAAAATGGTAATGTTGCTACAAAAGCTGGAAGGCCAGCAAATACTCCAGAAGTTTTGTGGAGTAAGGTTGATAAGAAAGGCGAAGATGAATGTTGGAATTGGTTAGGTTATAAAAATGAAGATGGCTACGGTAGGGTGCAAATCAATGATTGGCAATACTATGCACATCGAGTTATTTACAACTTAGTTTTTCCTGATGTAATCAACATTCGAGCGCCTAAACTAACTGACGAAAAAGGATTTTTACTTCATACTTGCGACAATCCAGCGTGTTGTAACCCTAAACATTTGTGGGTTGGTACTCACAAAGACAACATGGCTGATAAAGTCAAAAAAAACAGGCAGAAGAAATTTCCGAGTGATACAGGCCCAAGGTGTAAATTAACTATGAATCAAGCTAGAGAAGCCAGACAATTACGCAAAGAAGGCGTTTCCACTAGGGAACTTGCTGTGCGTTTTGGCATCAGCTTACCTAGTATGAAAACCTTGATTAGAGGCGATTCTTATAAGGACGATCATGCCTGATTTTAACTTTGTGGGATCGGCTTACGAAGCGCCTAGTTTGTACCAAGACGCACAAGAGCTAATAAATTTCTTTCCCGAGGTCGATCCTACTAAGCAACCAGGCGAACGTGGGGTAATTGCGCTTTACCCAACGCCAGGCTTAACCGTTAAAGCGGTTTTCCCTAATCAGCAAGAAGTGCGTGGGCTTCATTCTGTTTCTGGTGGTGAACAACTTATCGCAGTCTGTGGGCCTTACGTCTATGCGCTGACAGCCAACCTTGTCCCCTCTGTAATTGGTCAACTTAATTCCAGTTCTGGAATAGTCAAAATTACCGACAACGGGGTTAACGTCTATATTGTGGACGGTGCTTATCGTTATACCTGGTATATCTCAAGCCCAGCTGCTGCCGTGTTTACTGGCTCAACCAGCGGCACAACATTGACCGTGACAAGCGTTTCTAGCGGAACAATTGCCATCGGCCAGTCTTTGTATGGCATTGGAATATTGCCAGAAACTGTCATTACAGCGCTTGGAACGGGTACAGGCGGGACTGGAACTTACACAATCAACAGAAGTCAAACTGTGGCGTCTGGTTCGCTAAGTTCTGCAACTGTGGGGGCTAAGGTTACAGCAACCATTGCAGGGTCTGTAATGACCGTTTCTGCGGTTGCATCAGGTGCTTTGCACGTTGGTCAGACTATCCAAGGTGCTGGCGTGACACTTGGCACAATTATCACGGCATTAGGAACGGGAACGGGTGGCGTTGGAACTTACACATTGAGCGTGGCAAGTACGGTAGCCGTTGGCGTGACCATGTATGGCATTAACTTTTCTGTTTTGCCCTCCACAGACGGTGCGTTTAGTGGTGCAAACACCGTGGACATTATTGACAACTACTTTGTCTATAACAACCCAACAACCCAGCAATGGGGCGCTAGTGACCTTTTGTCGCCCATTTCACCCCAAACTAGCTATTCATTAAAAGACGGTGCGCCAGATGACCTGGTGGCTTTGATCGTTGATCACCGTGAAGTTTATTTGATGGGTGAGATTTCATCTGAGGTGTGGACTGATGTGGGAACTGTACCGTTTCCATTCCAAAGGATTCCTGGCACATCTACCCAACACGGTATTGCAGCGCCTTTTTCCTTGTATCGCCTTGGCAATTCGTTTGCTTACGTTTCACGCAACAACCGTGGACAAGCCCAGATCATGCAAATGCAAGGGTACATCCCGCAGCGGATTTCTACCCATGCGGTTGAGAACACCCTAGCCAACCAAAATGTTGATGATGCGATAGCGTGGACTTATCAGCTTGAGGGCCATGAAATCTATGTGGTGTCATTTCCATCGTTAAATTTGACATGGGCTTATGACGCTACAACGCAAATGTGGCACAAATGGCTTTATACGACTGATGACAACCAATATCAGCGTCACCGTGGAAACTGCTGTGCTACGTTTCAAGGTTTGGTGATTGTTGGCGATTATGCCAACGGCAAACTGTATCAATTAGACAAAACTAATTACACAGATGACGGTCAAAATGTCCGCAGACTGCGCAGAGCGCCTCACTTGGTGACTGAATTCCAGCGTCAATATTTTGATGAATTGCAGATTCAGTTTCAGCCAGGCGTGGGAACAACTGGTCTTTCTGCTGCAATTCAACAGATCAATTTGCAAAGTCCTTATGTCATTACTGACACGGGAACTCTTACAATTGGGGCATTGGATACTGTTTATTTGGGCGAGTTCAACACCATCAATGCAAACACCACAACAACTTATCCACAAGCGATGTTGCGATGGTCAAATGACGGTGGTTCAACCTGGTCAAATGAGCATTGGACAAGCGTTGGTCAAATGGGTAAATACAGAAATCGTGCCATTTGGCGCAGATTGGGAACGGCCCGTGACAGAATTTTTGAGGTATCGGTGACCGATCCTGTGAATTTCGTCATCATTTCAGCAAACCTTAAAGTACAAGGGGCAGAAAACTAATGGCTTCTCCTGGACTCTCTAGCACACAGCAAGTTAACCCCTATCCACAAGCACCGTTTTTGGATGGCACGACTAACCGTCCCTCACGGTCTTGGCAACAGTTTTTCATTAACTTGTTGAATTTCAGTTCTGCCACAACTGCAACGGCTGGATCGGCTACGTTGCCAGCTAACCCTGCTGGGTTTATGAATGTCACAGTTAATGGTAAGACCTACAAAGTGCCTTACTACAATGTTTGAGAAAGCCTAAGTCATGGACAACACAATAAATTCATTAGTTTCTAAAGCTGTTGGCGTTACTGACCAACAGATTAAAGACTTTTTGGCAAGTGGCCCAAGCGATGCCCAAATTGCTTCTGCAATGCAGACTTATGGGGTTTCTCCAACACAATTGGCATCTGTCGTAGGTGTTTCGCCTGGTGAAGTGGCCGCAAGGGTTGCAGCGACTATCCCTCCAGGTCAATCAATGACTCTTGGCGACACGGTTGTTCAGCCCCAATACCAAACAATTGGTTCAGGCATGGATCAACAAATTGGTGGTCTTGAAAATGTTTACACATACAAGACTAATGGCGATCCTAACTATAAATCGCCTACTGGATCACAATATCAACAATATGGTGCAGATGGAACATTCCAACGTACTGGCGTAACGCAAAAAGTTGACAACAATATGCTGCCGTTTTTGTTGGCAGCTGGTGGCATGGCGTTTGGCTTGCCTGGCCTTGGTGAAGCCGCTGCTGGTACGACTGGCGCTGGCGTTGGTGGTTTGTCTGCCCTAGAGGGCGGTTCAACATTAGGCTCACTTGGCTCATTAGGCGCTGATTACGGTTTAGGAACTGGTGCTGGCGTTGCTGGCATGGGTGGTGCACAAGGCATTACGGGCGGTTATTCAGGACTTGGATTGAATGCAGGGACTGCGGGTCTTGGTGCTGAAGGTTTGGGCGCTGGCATTACTGCGGGAAGCGGTCTAACAGGCACAGGCGTGTTGTCAGGCTCAACTTTGGGTGAAGGTTTGTTGGGTGCTTCAGCACTTAATAATTTGACTGGAACTGGCGTTTTGACTGGTTCTAACCTTGGCACAAATTTGCTTGGTACAAATACAGGAACAGGCTTAACGGGTACGGGTGTTTTAACTGGCTCTAACCTTGGTACAACACTTTTAGGCACAGGCGCAGGGTCAGGTGTCACAGGCGGTGTAACGGGTCTTGGTGGCACTAATGTTGGAACAGGCGGTTTGGTTACTGGCGTTGGTTCAGGCGGTGGCACAGGCGGTGTTGTAGGCGCTGGCACAGGCCTCACAACGGGCGGTGGAACAGGCACAGGAACAGGCGTTGTTGGTGGCACAGGAACAGGCACAGGAGTTGGCACAGGCTTGGGAACAGGCCTGGGAACAGCTCTAGGCACAAGTCTTGGAACTGGTTTAGGTTTGTCTGCCCTTGGTAATGTGCTTGGTAATGTTGCCAATCAACAAGGCATTGCTGATGCTAGAAACTTAATTAACCAATACGGTGGTCAAGCGGGTTCTAACCTAGCAAATGCTTATTTAAATGCTCAAAATCTTGGCATAGCTAACCGCCAAGATTTAGCCAATATTTACTCAAATACTGGCTCAAATCTACAAAACTTGTATAACCAACAAGTTGGCTATCAAGCGCCTTATCAGCAAATTGGCAACCAGGGTGCATCAGGCTTGGCAGCAAATCAAGATTATTTGACCCGCCAATTTACCAATGCTGACCTTAACGCTAATTTAGCACCTAACTACGCATTCCAATTGCAACAAGGTCAGATGGCTAACCAGCGTGCTGGCAACATGGGTGGTGGTGCTTTAGGTGGTAATGCGCTGCAAGGTTTGCAACGCTATACGCAAGACTATGCGGGTAATGCTTATCAACAAGCGTTCAAGAATTTCCAAGACCAACGCAGTAACATCTACAACAACCTGGCTAACATGGCTCAAATTGGCACAACGTCAGCTGGTCAGTTGGCTGGTCTTGGTGCTAATTATGGTTCTAACCTTGGTTCATTGGCCTCTAATTATGGTGGCAATTTGACACAAGGTTACGGTCAGGGAATTGGTGCAGCAAATGCTTATGGTTTGAACACAGCCAACCTTGCAACGGGTATTGGATCAGCCTTGGCAAGCAACGCCACACAATCAGGCGCAAACAACGCAGCGCTTTTGAGCAACCTTGGCAATACCGCATTACTTGGCTCTATGCTTAAAGCGACATAAGGACAAATCATGGCTGACTTTTCAATGAACGTGAACTACGCCAAGCCCCAGACTACAAGTCTCGGGGACATGGTAAACATGGCGTCTGGTATTCAGAATTTCCAGCAAGCGCAGCAGATGAATCCTTTGGCCTTGGAGAAGGCTCAAATTGAGAATCAAGTTTTAAAGCAAAAGAATGACGAGCGTTTGAAGCTGCAAGAGTTCACCAGCAATCCTGACAATTGGCAAACCAACGGTCGGATTGACATGGATAAGCTGAATTCTGTCATTCCAAAAATTGCACCGTTGACTGGCCCTGAAGTGATTAGTTCATTCAGCCAATTGCATACAAGCCAAACCGAAGCCACAAAAGCAAAAAATGCAATGACGCAAGATATGCGTAAAATTGTTGGTGGCCGCCTGGGAATCTTGGGACGCATGGGCATTGACGATCCTAAAACCGTCATGGGTGAATTGGATCGTTTGAAAGCTGAAAATCCTGACAGCCGTGAAGTGCATGACTTAATTGAGGCTTACAAAGTCCCGTTAAGCAGAACAAACCGTGGCCCTCACGTTGTCAAAGATTTGATTTCACAAGAGCAATCTTTGCTGTCGCCAGCAGAAAAACAATCATCTTTGACGCCTGGCATTACCACAACAGCGCAAGGTCAAACTATCCTTACACAACCTAGTGTTGGTGGCAGTACGCCCACAGCCACAATTGGCGTTGCTGGCGGTTTGCAAAACACTCCTGGTCAGCCTGGCGGGATGCCTAGTGGCGCAGCTGGTCAAAAGCCTGTGCTTGGCAATACGCCATTGCCTTACCCCGTTAGAAGCGCCTCACAGCCTTATGCACCAGAGCCAACAGAAGCCGCAGACCAAACAGCTGGTCAAGCCTACCGTTCACGTTTGGTTGAAGCCCAAGGCGGTTTAAGCCAGGCCCGTAGGAATACTGAGGAAGTTATCCAACAAGCCAACAAAATCGGAAGTGATCTTTACTTTTCTAAAGGCGGCATTCCTGGTCAAGTTGAGCAAAAAATTCGCATGGCAATCGGTAGTGAGCAATATGATATGTTGGCTAAAGACTTGGCGAACATGGCGCTTTCCAATACCAAAGCAATGGGCGGTTTAGGAAACACCGTGGCTGGCCTGGATATGCAAGCGGTTGCTAACGGCACAATTAAAGTGCCTCCAGAGGTTTTGACCAAAATTGCCCGTAGGGTTCAGGCTGACCAAACCAATATTGATATGCAAGCGACTGGCGCACAGAAGTTTGCCCAACAGTATGGCGACAACAACATGAAGGCTTATCAGCAATTGTGGAACTCAAATGCTGACAGCAAGATTTTTGAAGTTATGAACATTTATAAGGACATAACTGACCCAACGCAGCGCAAGTTTGAGATTGAAAAACTGCTTGGAAGTGACCCTAAAAAGCGTCAAGAGTTCTACAATAAGTATCAGAACATCAAGAAATTGTCTGAAACTGGAGGTTTGTAATGGATGAACTTGGCGCACTTATTTTAGGCAAAGCGCCTGAAGCCAAAGCCTCTGTCGTTACAGATGAATTGCTAGATCGACTCAAAAAGGTTGAGAGTGGCAAAGACCCATTTGCCATCAATAAAGATACCAAGGCAATGGGCGCTTACCAGTTTATGCCTGAGACTGTGCAAATGCTGCATAAGCAAGGGATGAAGTTCAATCCCTTTGACGAAAAAGAAGCCCGTGGCGCAGCCAAAGCATATCTGGAACAATTGGTTCAGCGAAACAATGGTGATGTAAACAAAGCATTGGCCCAATATGGCGGCTTTGTCACCAAAGACCCGTCAGCCTATGTCAACAAGGTAATGCAGGGCACAGCGCCAGCACAACAAACACAAGCCCCTGATGATGAATTAGGGGCAATGATCCTTGGCAAGCAAACACAGCCAAACAAACCCATGCAGCCGACATTTGACGGTGGTGCAGGGCGTGGTTCATACGCAGGGTTTGATCCCCAGGCAAAAGCAATTGCTGAAGGCCAGTCAACCCGTGGGCCAAAACAACCTACTGGTGGCCCTGTTTTAAATGGCGCTGTTGACCTTTACAACCAATTTCAACAAGGCAAACGTGCTTTGGGTGAGATCATTACAGCGCCTTTGGCTGGCGCTGCAACAAGCGTTCTCGGCCCTGCAACGGGTATTGTTGCATCATTAAGATCTGGTCAATATGGAACACCTGAAGGTGTGCGCATTGGTCAAGAACAATCTGCAAACTTACAAAAGCAGCTGTCACCTGAAATTAGAACACCACAAGCCCAGGCTGTTTTAGGTGGACTGCAACAAGCGTTTGAAGCAAGCAAAGTGCCTCCAAGCATGATGCCTGAATTGGCTGGTTTTGCACCGTTGGCTGCGCCAGCTGCGCAACAAGCACGACAGGCCGTGGGTCAAGTTGTTCAAGCTGGCAGACAGATACCAGGCGTTATTGGCAAACAACTTGGTGTTGGTGAACTAGAGTTGCAAAGACAGTTTGAGGCCAAGGGCGGGCAACCACAATTCCAAGTACAACCCCAAGCCAAGCCTGGCAATATTGGTGCGGCCAAAGTTGAGAACAATCCTTACGCTGGTCAGATTACTGGTGAAGAATCAGCCCGAGGTCAATTTCCTCAAGTCAAACTGTCCAAGACTGCGCAAGATGTGCCAGTTACTGAACAACAGACCAGGGCGCAAATTGCCAATGAGATTCTTGGCGACACGGGACAAGTTCGCCCAGGCGTGATCACAGGCAATGAAAATCTGTTGCGCAATGAACACACCAAAGCAAAAATGGCAAACCCAACGCCAGAAGGTGAACTGTACAAACAGCAAATCGCTAATGAACAAGTGGCGTTGTCTAACTATGCTCAAAAGCGCATTGAGAACACAGGCGCAAGCCCAACATTGATTACGCCCTATGAGCGTGGTCAGCGTATCAATGACGCATTTGCTGGTGAGGAAGGTCTTGCAGGGTTCTTTAAAGGAGAGAAAAAGAAACTGTATGACGAAGTTACCCAGAAGGTTGGCGACAACCCAATCCAAACTAGCAATGTTGAAAACCTATTTGGTGACAAACAATTTAAGGCTGGCCTTGGTCTAAAGGGAAATGAAGGCGTTGCCAAAGCTGCTGAAGATTTGATCAATCACGCTAAGACTGTCGGTTTCAAAGATGAAATGGGCAACGTGTATGCGCCCAACACCGTAGGCGCATGGACAGCCGTTCAAAAGGCTTTAAATAGCAATTGGACAAAAGACAACGCTGGCGTGATCAAGCAAATCAACCAGGCAATTGAGCGTGATATTGGTCAGGCTGGCGGTTTAGACTTGCTGAAAAAGGCTGACAGTTTGCACCAGGCCGAAAAGGTTTTGTTTGGCTCTAAGGGTATTAAAGAGATATTTGGCGACATTGACCCCAATGGAGTTCAGACTGCCACAGCCTTTGATGCAATTCCACAGAAGTTGAACAGTATGCCTCTTGACCAATGGCGGCACATTTACGACACAGCTGAGAAAGTTTCCAAAGGCACTATTTCTGGCCCTGTTGATAAGGCTACGGGTTTGCCAAAGTGGACTGTGGAAGTCCCGCAAGACTTGCGTGTTTCAGCCCAATCTGCAATGAATGAGATGCGTGGCAACTTGGCCCGTGAAATCTACCAGGCTGGCGCTGCCAAAGCTGGTGAATGGAATCAGAATGCTGTCAATAAGATTTTGAATGCCAGGGCAGACAAGATCAAAATGGCGTTTACACCTGAAGAACAACAAGCATTCCACACATTGAACATGGGTGGCTACTTGATGCCAGGCGTTCACAGCTATGAGGGCGCTGGTCAGCAATTAAGACGAGTTGGGCTTATTGAGGGCAACCTAGGCAAACTTGGCACAACAGCTGGCGCTGGCATTGGTGGCGCTATTGCAGGGCCAGGCGGTGCAGCTGTGGGTGGTTATTTGGGCGGCAAAGCTGGCATGGCTGGTTCAGAGAAACTTGCTGCCAAAGCATTGACTAAAGAAGCACAAAAGTCCCAAAAGGAAATGCAGAAGGCATCCCAACTTGGCACTAAACTTTCAGACTTAGGAAAATAACATGGCAGTCAATCTTTCCCCTATTGGTAACGGTTTCCAATTCTTTACCAACACAGGCCTCCCCCTGAATGGTGGGTACATTTATACCTACCAGGCTGGTTCAAGCACTCCCCTAGCGACTTACACAACGTCAGCGGGTACGACTTCCAACACCAACCCCATTCAGTTGGGAACTAGCGGACGTCCCCCACAAGAGATTTGGTTGACTTCTGGTTATTCTTACAAGTTTGTTTTGACTGACTCTGCCAACGTGCAGATCGCCACTTACGACAACCTTTATGGCATCTTGGGAACAAGCGCCAGCACAACCCCAATCCCTGCGGGCAGCATCATTATGTGGTCAGGATCAATTGGTGCTGTTCCATCTGGTTACTATTTGTGCGATGGTCAGAACGGCACACCAGACTTGCGTGACCGTTTTGTGGTGGGTGCGGGTAATACTTACGCTGTGGGCAATACAGGTGGTTTTACATCCAACGTAGCGGGTTCTGGCGGCACAAACCTACCTTTATACTATGCGCTTGCGTTCATCCAAAAGGCCTGAAATGTCTGATATTGATTTGGTCAAATACGGGGTTCTTTGGCAAAAAGTTGAATCAATGGAGGCCAAAATTGACAAGATGGAGGCCCAACTTGAAACCCTTATTGAACTGGCAAACAAAGGCCGTGGCGGTTTTTGGATGGGCATGGCATTTGTGTCTGCTATATCAACACTTTTGGGCTACATCAGCCATTACTGGTCAAAATGAAATGGCTTTTTGTTGGACTGTTGACAATGTGTTTGTTAGCAGCCTCCCAGCAAAAATGCGTGACTGCTGACTTTTACGGTTTAAGCTGGCTTGGTGATCCAACAGAACGTCATCATCGTTTGTCTCAATGGTTGACCACAAATGGCGACTCATGCACAACTGACCAGCTGCTTGCTATTTGGAACAACCTGGCAATGTGGGCAGGAACTGCTGACAGCCAAGAATTGCGTGGAAAGATTCTTTACTTTTATGCGAGGGCCGCTGAAAGGGAAAAGAAGTGATCCAACTTCACAAGTGGTTTCCATTTGTATTTCCAAAAGAATATGACGTTAAGCAAGTTGCTTTTGAGAAACGTGTTGAAAGATTAGAATTTGAATATGCTCAAGTTGTTAAAGCTGAAAAGGTGCGTGAGGCCGTAGAAGCCTACGATTTAGAGCTGTACAACAAGCGTGCCAGGCAGACCACAATTGAGTTAGAGATATTCTCTAACGGGCGAAACTTTGACAAGTATGTATGAGGCAAACATGGATGATTTAAGAGCCAAACTAACATTTGCTGTGACATTGATGGTGACCGCCACTTTGTGCCTGGTAATGCTTGGAATCATTACAGCCTTGTTATTGGGTTTGTATTCTGCTGACGTTGACAACGCAGAAATCTTTAAAGAGATTACGCCTGTGCTGCAAACCATTACGGGTGGTTTTATTGGCTTGTTAGCTGGGATCAAGCTGTCCCAATCATTTGATAAAGGGGAATGAAATGCTAGGACTGGATGCACTATTGCAAGTGGGCGGGAAGCTAATTGACAAGCTAATCCCTGATCCAGAGGCCAAAGCCAAGGCGCAGCTTGAATTGCAAAAGATGGCTCAAGATGGTGAGTTGGCAAAGATGGCTAACGAAACCAAACTGTTTGAGGTTGAGCAAAACAACCTTACAGAGCGTTTAAAAGCTGACATGGCTAGCGACTCATGGATGAGCAAAAATATTCGCCCCTTGACTCTTGTATTCCTTTTGATTGCCTATTCTGGGTTTGCTATTGCATCCATCTTTGAATATGAAACCCGTGGCGCTTACGTTGAGTTGTTGGGCCAATGGGGAATGCTTGTAATGAGTTTCTATTTTGGTGGACGCACAATGGAAAAAATTGCTGATCGGGTGAAAAAATGAACTTGACTGAACACTTTACGTTAGAAGAACTAACGCACACAGATCACCGTGAATTCGACAATATCCCTAATGATGCAGAATTGGAAAACATTAAACGCTTGGCTGAGTTCCTGGAACAAGTCAAAACTGTCCTGGGCGGCAAACCCATCATGGTCAATTCAGCTTTCCGATCAAAACAAGTCAATGATGCTGTGGGCAGCAAAGACACTAGCCAGCATCGGATCGGCTGCGCAGCTGATATTCGTGTTCCCTCTATGACCCCTGATGAGGTAGTCAAGGCTGTGATCGCCTCAGACCTTGGTTATGACCAAGTGATTCGGGAGTTTGATCGTTGGACGCACATCAGCATTCCAAATGAGGAAGCCCGTTCACCCCGTAAACAGGCTTTGATCATTGACAAGCAAGGAACACGCAATTACGCTTGAGTTTTTGCCTGTTTAACAAATACAGCAAAACTGGCCGCTGTGTCGCCAAAAGGAAGCCCCACAATGCGTTTTGAGGCATTGTCAAGGGCATCGTTCCAACCAGCATCGTAAGCAGCGCATACAGCGTCTATTGCGGCTTCTTGAGCGCCTGTAATGCGAAGCAATGTAATCAAATCATCTTTGTTCATGGTTTTGCCTTAAATGTCGGCCTGTGGTTCTGGAAATCCAGCAAGATTGACAAATCCATTTGTGGCCCATGTCGATCCCGCCCTCTGGCGGTTTATCCTGGTCACATTTGTTGCAGCATTTGTACGGGTGCAAAGGCTGTTTGTCGTTTAGGCCGATTGGATACATTGCCATTCTCTTTCGTTGCGTCCTGAATTTGATTTGACTTTGTTGCCAGTCAGTTCAATCAAACCAATTACTTTCATTTCGTTTAAGCGCCTGGCAACCTGGTTGCTGTCCAGGTCGGTGTGCGCTGAAATCCCGTCTTTACCCAGAGGGCCATGTGTTTGGAGACATTCCAAAATGACCTGGTGATGCTGGGAGACAGAATCTTTGATCGACTCTGCTGCCTCAAATGAGGTGATTGGATCGTTGGCCCTGACTCTTGGGAAGTCTGGCATGGCAAAAATTTTCTTAAATGCGTCTTTATAGTCCATGATTGTTCTTAAAAGGTGGGGCTACGACTGTTCGTCCGCAAGCTAAATTGCACAGCTTTCACCCCGTAAACTCAAAAATCCATGTCATCGTCCTTTGGCAAACCCTGGTATTCGTCTTTGGGTTTGGGTGTGTTCAGATAGGCCCAGCCGTTCCAGCCGCCATCCATTAAGGGGATATTGTCCAACTTCAACATTGGGCCGTTTTTTGTTTCGATTACAGAGCCAATGGTTTGATAGCGGGACTTTTCCACACCATCTTTGTTTTTGTATTTTCCAGAAACAACGGTGATTTCGTACAGTTTAGACATTCTTGACTTTCATGAGTTTGGTGATTTTGTCATCCAGTTCGGCTAAGAATTGGACAATTTCGGCTTCTATTTGTTTGATGAAAACGTCATCCCGTGGGACACGTTTCACAAACAATTGAAGTTCGTGGGGTAGGCGATTGTCAAAGCTGACAAAATCGCACCACTTACGCCCTGTGCAAGCCATCTGGAATTGCATCTGGGTGTTGTATTTGCCTGGCACAGTTTGACTGAGCAAAGTCTCAATGTGCGTGGCCGTGTTGGGGCATTTGATTTCCAGCAGCCCATCATCGCCCACAAGACCGTCAGGGGACGCACCAGCCATTTCAATTGATGGGTGAGGCACAAACCCCACTTCATCGACTAAAACGTTCTGAGCGACTTCATAAGACAGCCTGGCAAGCGGTTCTGTCTCTGTGCCGTGTTGCATGGCAGCGTTGGTAAATCCCTCTGCTTTTTGTTTGGTCAGGCGTTCGCACACCAGCTGCGCCATGTAATTGTCCCGACTGGTTGAATAACCCGTTTTGGTCTTGGCGATAACGTCAGCCACACGGGAGGCCGTGACCTTACCAATACGGGCCTCAAACCAGGCGTCTGTCCCTTGTTCCATCATTTCAATCATTTTTAAAGTCCTCAAGTGCTGTTTCGGTAATGTGATCGACTAAATATTGCAGCAGTAAATGGGCAATATCTACATCAGTATTTTTGACGTAAGCGTTGACCAGTTCCATACTTTCTTGAACGTCAGGCTCATTAGGTAAGCCACGTTCATCAAGTGAGCCACTTTCAAAAGGCGTGTATTCCAAGAAACACACCAAGTCAACGCCCTCCAGTTCGCATTCAAATTCAATCAACCCTTTGGGGCAAGCTGGCGTGTTCATAGTTTGGCCTTTACTTTGTCTTTGGCTGCAATAACTTTCTTCTGCCAGTCTGCATCACCATTGCAAGCTGCATAGGCGGCCTTGTAAGCTGCTTTCAGACTTTCCTGGTCAGTAGATGCCTCAATAGCTGCCAAGTGATCTACCAGGGCGCTTTCATTGACTGTCTTTTCAATAACTGTTTTACGACTGGCGACATTCCCGTCATCGTCCTCTGGTGCAATACCGCAAGCGGCCATCAAGCTGTAACGCCTGGCATACGTCAAAGCGCTGCCGTAACCCTGGGCATCTTGTTTGTTGGCTGGCACATGGAGAATGCCGCATTCCAACATTTCGCCAGATTCGTGGATGAACATGGTTTCGATCATCACACCGTTGGCGCAGTCATAGTTCTTCTGAATGAGGGCAATGCCGTTGTCGTTTAAAGCGTCTATAACGGCCTCAACGCAAGCGGATAGGTCTGCATAGCGTGAGCGAAAATGCGGGTTTGTAGAGGTCTTTAAAGCTGGCCCAAAGGCCTTTTGTGCTTTGACCAATGCTGTGGCTAGGTTTTTCATGCTTGTTCCTTTGTGAGTTCTAATTGGATTTGTTTGAGTTGATCTGAAGTGACGTTGATCAAATAGCAAAGGTTGCGGATTTTGCCTTGCAGCATTCCGACTTGAAAAGCCAGGCGATCCCGTGGGTCTTGGTTTTCGTAGATCGTGGCTGCTTGCTGGGCCACTTGCGTGATGATGTAATCTGCGTTCATGATTCGTCCTTTAAATAAGCCGTGAGGCGTTTGATTCGGTCTGAATGATAGTCAGCCATGCGCTTGGCATATTCCTGTGCGCTGAGAGCGTCTAACAGTTTTCGTTGGGCTTGTTCCAACTCTTTAGCCGCTAACTCTTTGGCTGATGGCATACGCCAATAGTCTTTAATGTGTTCAATCATGCTTTTCTTGCTTCCATCATTGCGTCTGCAATTCGATAACATCTATTTGCTTTGTTAATTGCGGCAATATCATCAAGGTCTTTTCTTGATTCAAATGCTTGCATAGCTTTAGCCGCAAAGTAGTCACGCAATGTCATGCCTCTGTCTTTTCCAAAATCTTTATTAAATTGATTTGCAATTGGGTCAACTTGTGGAAATGCTGGTTCGTTCATGCTTAACCCCTCCAAGCCAACATCACACCCCAACCGCCAAAGATGACGATAGCCAAGGCACATTGAATTAAAGTGGTGATAATTTTTTGTTTCATGGTGTTTCCTTAGAGGGCCGAAGCCCTGGTTAGTTAATTTGGAATCAAGTTCTGAGTGATGGTTCTTTTTGCGTCTTTCAGTCTGGAAAAAGTCCAGCGAAACTTGCCATCAACAAATAATTCCCAGCTGGATGAAAGCGTGTTGCAACGAAACCCGTAATCTTGGACACGAACAATGGTGATGTTGCCCTGGGTGAAAACTGTTTTGCGGTTCATGTGCAGCCCCTTAAATGCGTGAGGGCTGTGTGCCAACTAATTCACCATCTGCAATCATGAACAGAATGATTTTGGCAATGTTCAGAGTTTGTCTGGCACGATCTGTGTCCAATGTCATCAACTCTTGAGCGTCAGACATAAGGCCAGCCACAACCATGTTGCCGCCAGTTAATTGGTAAGTGATGGATTCTTTGACTGATTCAATGTAAGCGTCAATATCTGCAAAGCCATACATTGAAACGTTGCGATTGATTTGTGTTGCGTTTGTCATTTTGATTTCCTAAATAGACCCCGAGAAGTTCAGGGCATGGTTGAATTATAAGCCAGCTTAACCAAATCAACTAGGTGAATTCCCTTAAATTTGCGTAAAAAGCAACAGTTTCAGCAATTATTTTGTCAATTTGCGCAATGACTGCCTGGTGTTGCATGGTGATGGCCTTTTCTGTGGCTCTGCCGCCAGTCACGGCCCAGGTCATTTGATAATCTTTTGTGACGGTGAAGTAATACATTTCACCCTCTTTGCGACTGCCCGTCACCGTTGTGGTGATCAGGCCGCTGCTGCGTTTCATTGTTGCAATGGCAATTCGGGTTTCATCGTCCAGCGCTGCCAGGGTCACAGCTTTCCAGCCAAATGGGGATTTTGTAATTTGCATGATGTGTCCTTAAACGTTGGCGATTTTTTTGGCGTAGGCGACTGCCTGGTCAAACATGGTTAGCGGGTAAATTTTGGTAGCAACAATTTTTTTTGCATCTGTGTCAATCAAAGTGACCGCATAACCTTTTGTTACTTTGGTGACCAGGGCGGTGATGCCATGCAAAACATTAATAAATGTGGCGTTTTCGCTAGAAATTTGAGAAATGATCATTTTGTTTTCCTTAGAGGGGCTTGCGCCCCGTTGATTTAAGCTGCCAGGCGTCCAACAGAATTGAAGCCGTAACCGTCATCGCCTAAGAAAGCGACACGGGCCAAGGTGGGGCTGGGTTGTGTCTCACAGAAACTGGTAGCAGCGACACGATCCATAATGCGTCTTTCGTTGTTGTAATCCATGAAGTCCGCAATGTAAGCGCCACGGTAACCGTCTTTGACAGCTGGCACTTGCAAACCGTAGTATTGGCAAGCCTCTTGCACAGCTGCTTGCATGACGTCCAAGGTCATTTCACGATTGACGAAAATGTAGTTAGCACCGAAGCTGGTTTCAACACCGTCCAGGCTGTTGTAGTTGTAACCCTGGTAATCGGTCATCCCGTCAAAGTAAGCGCCCTCGAACATTGCCACAACGTTTTTGACAGCTTCTGATGTTGGGCCGTTGACGTAACCAACGGTAATTGAAGCGCCTCCGCTGTACACGCTAGAGCGAACAGAAAACTTTACGCCAGGGAAAGATTCTCTGAGAGCAGCACGAACTAATTTTGCAGTTTCAGCGCAAGAAAGATATTGATTAGCCATTTTGATTTCTCCTTAAAAGACCCCGAAACGTCAGGGCATGGGTGAATATTAAGCCAGCTTAACTATCGTGTCAAATGGTATTTGTAAAGCCCACTTAAATTTGTCGGGTAATTGACTGTTTGAGTAAGTTGGCTTAATATGCAAATATGGATAAATTGCAAGCTATAAAAAACGCTGGTTCTGCCAAAGACCTGGCACAGCTGCTGGGGATAACCAGGGCAGCGATAAGCCAATGGGGTGACAAAGTTCCCCAGGCTAGGGTGTGGCAGTTAAAAGCGTTGCGGCCTGATTGGTTTATCGGTTAAGATATTTTGAAACACGGCTAGATAGGGCTTGATCTCCCCATCGAAAAGCGAGCCTCCCCGCCTGCCGATTGTTTCTTTTAGTGGAGGACTGTGCGAGGAAAAATTATGCTTTTAAAGCCCAAAAATTGGGGCGTCTTTCAACATTACAAAGATCGCTGCCCCCCTTGGATAAAACTTCATCGTGATTTGTTAAACGACAGATCATTTATGCGCTTGCCAATTGCTAGCAAGGCGCTTGCACCAATGCTTTGGTTGCTAGCAAGTGAATCAAAAGACGGTGTCTTTGATGGCTCATTAGATGAGCTAGTGTTCAGGCTGCATATTTCAGAAAAAGATTACCAACAAGGATTACAACCGTTGATTTCAAACGGTTTTTTTGTTGTTGCTAGTGATATGCTAGCAGATAGCTATCAAGTTGCTATCCCAGAGACAGAGAGAGAGACAGAGGGAGAGAAAGAGAAAGAGACAAAGAAAGAGGCAAAACCGCCTGAAGGCGTTTCTCTTGAAGTTTGGAATTCTTTTGTTAAACAAAGAAAGGCCAGGCGAGCGCAAATTACTGAACGGGTAATGGATGCCATTGTTGGACAAGCAAAGTTAGCTGGCTGGACGCTGGAGGAAGCATTGAATGAAATTGTTGTAAGGAATTGGCAAACATTTAAAGCTGCTTGGGTTAAAGAAAAATTGACCCGTTCGGAGGAACGTCAAAACGTCATGGCTGAATTGACCAGGGGCAAATCAATCCCTCAAACGCCATTTTGGGCTAAACCTGAGACTGTAATTTTGGAGGCTGAAAATGTGGAACGAAAACGACTTTTGTGATGCCGACTCAGGCTTTGATTACATTTTTGGAATGATGAACGCCATTTACGGTTCACGGTTTATCACTCATTGGCAAGATGTTGACCCAACGCTAGTGCGTGAAACATGGAAACGATGCTTAGGCAAATTCTTGACATACAAACCAAGTTTAGATTTTGCGCTTGACAAACTTGACAAAGACTTTCCCCCCAGCGCTTTGGCTTTTCGGGATATGTGCAACCAAGGCCCATCGATTCCTGTCAAACCGCCAACTGAAGTTTTGATTGAGCGTAAGAAAACAATTCATGAACAAATTGAAAGCGACAGAATCAGATCAGAAGCATTGGCTAGATTGGCAGAATTAAAAAAAAGAATTACGCAAAATGACGCACCATGAAGCAACAGCAATCCTTGATCGAGCCAAAGAAGGCCAGCAATTTAGCGAGTTTGTCATCCTTAGAGCGCTTGAACTTACAGGAGACTATGAGGCACACCGAAGCCCTGGAATGGATCAGACGTTATCGCAAGAAAGCGCTGGAGGAGGGCAGAGGGGAAGCGCAATACTGGTGGCAGCAAACTCTGGCAGACATTGCCAAGAGGCGAGGCCAGGCAGCTGCTGACGATTTGCGCAGACGCATGAACGAACAGAAAGACAAAAAATGATCTCAATAATGTTCACGGTTTACGGTGAGCCAGTAGCCAAAGGCAGACCGAGGTTTTCAACCAGGGGGAAATTTCCCGTTGCCTACACGCCACAAAAGACAAAAACCTATGAATCTGAGGTTGCAATGATGGCAAAAGCGGCAATGGGTGCGTCAGAAGCCCTAGAAGGGCCTCTAGAGGCTTATATCTACGTTACCTTTTCCGTTCCAGCGTCTTACACAAAAAAACGCACAGAGGCCTGTTTAAAAGGTTTTGAACAACACACAAAAAAGCCTGACCTGGACAACGTGGTCAAAGCAATTTGTGATGGCATGGACAAAATTGTCTTTTTATCGGATGCGCAAATAACGTCAATTCACGCCACGAAGGTTTATGGCGAGACTGCCAAGGTTGAGGTTTTGGTGAGGCAAATATGAATATCTTTATTTACACAAAATCAGGCTGCCCAAACTGCGTCACAGCAAAAAAGCTGATGAAAGAAAAGGGGCTGCGTTTTGTTGAACTTGATTTCAGCAATGAAAAAGTTAGATTTGCGTTTGAGTTTGCTTATCCAGGCGTGCGTGGAATGCCTCAGATTATCATTGATGACCAAAGGGTTGGCGGTTTGGCTGGCCTCCAAGCAGCGCTAAAGCAGCTGGAGGGCGTATGAGCAACAAAGTTGTTTATTTATTGCTTGTTGGCTTACTGATCGCACATTGGGCATTGATGGCTTGGTTTCTGTGGATCAAACCATGATTGTCACGCTGCACAATGCACAACAAGGCCATGCGGTGCTGAAAGACTTATGGCCCAAGATCAAAGAAAATCTGCAAGCTGGAAAGCAGCTGCGCCTGGAAATCAAAAAGGCCAGCCGAAGCACAGATCAAAACGCCATGTTTCACAGCCTGATTGACCAGGTTGCAAAAAGCATGAAGGCCGTGGGTTCTACCTGGACAGCTGACGATTGGAAACGCCTATTGATTGACCAATGGGCGCATGAGACTGGCCGCAAGATCGGCAAGGTTGCCCCAAGTCTGGACGGTGAGCGTGTTGTTCAGCTTGGCCTCCAAAGCCACAAATTTACAAAAGAAGAAGGCTCAGAGTTTATTGAATGGCTTTTGGCCTGGATGACAGAAAAAGGAATAGAAACATGATGTGTCCCCGCTGCGGCTCTGAAACCCTCAAAGTTTTGGATACCAGGTCAAACCCAGAATTTGTTAGCCGCAAACGCCAATGTGAGAACAACCACAAGTTTTACACCAAAGAATATGCAATATCCCAAGCACAAATATGTGAGAAGCCAGAAGCTGCTGAAGTTAGTGGCGGGTCTTTCCTGTCAAAACTGTGGCATGGACAATGGCGTCCAAGCGGCTCACAGTAATTGGGGCGGTGGTAAGGGTAAGGGCATCAAGGCCGATGACAACCTGGTGGCTGCCCTTTGCCTGGCGTGTCATTACGAAATTGACCAGGGCGCAAATTTTACAAAAGACGAGCGCAAAAAAATGTGGTTAAAAGCCCACACAGCAACAGTTAAGGCACTTGGTGACGGCTGGCCTACCGAAGTGCCAAAACCCTCAATATGAGCGCATATTGGGCAGCGGTGCGTCTTTTTGTGAGCCGCCTTTGTGGGCTTTGTCTAGGCCTTGCGACTCATGACGTTTGAGTTCTTTTTCCACAGCTGCGATTCTGCGAAGTTCCTCACGATGCTCAGAGACTTTTTCGTAATGGCCTCCGCTTGTAGGTTGACGTTTTTGCTCTGTGATTTTGAAGTTTGTAGCCATGATAAATTCCTGTTAAAATGGTGATTGACATTGTGCCACATAGCGCATAAAGTCAAAACCATAAATTCTTTGCAAGGAAAAATCATGGGAAAAGCAGACACAACAATGGCTAAGAGCACAACTGGTGCAACACCCCCCAAAGGTGCAACATCTTCTGACCGCACAGGCGAGCGCATGGAAAAAATGCGTGGTGGCGTGGCGATGGGTAAAGAAGATCAAACTGGTGCTGACAAGCAGTTCAATACTGGCCGCACCGAAGGCATCTGCTACACCAAGACCCGTTCAGAGTACCGCTAAAAAATGGCTGTCCAGCTATCCTCATTGATGGGGATGGGACAGCCAGCCCCTGCAAGGGCGCAAGCGGTTGCCCCTGCAAACCCTATTGAACAGGCCTATTTTCAGCGCCTGGCTCAATCCTATCCTGAGTTGATTCAGGAATATGCAGCACACCCTGAATCCAAGGGTGGCCGCATTATCAACACAGACGTTGCCAGGGAAATGTCCCCTGAATACCGAGCAGACCGCACAAAGTCAGCAGACGTTCATGAGCCATCAAGCGCTTTTATGAAGCAGCTGTATGCGGAAAAGCTGGCAAACCCCACACCCAAAGGCATGGATAACACCGTTGTCTTTAGCGCTGGCGGTACTGGTGCTGGTAAAACAACAGCTTTGGATTTGTTGGAATCTGTCGATCCAGCCCTTAGACGGTCGGAAATGATCTACGACACCAACATGAACAAGTTTGAATCTGCCGACAAAAAGATCAAACAGGCCCTAGATGCCAAGCGCAAGGTTCGTATTGTTTACACATACCGTGACCCAGCTGAAGCGCTGGAGTTTGGCGCATTGAGCCGAGCCAGCCGCATGGAAAAAGAAAAAGGTTCTGGCCGCACCGTCCCAATTGAGGAACACCTAAAGACTCATATTGGCGCACGCAAAGTCATTGAAGAACTTAAAGAGAAGTACAAAGACAATCCCAGGGTAAACATTCAAATTGTCGATAACTCCAAAGGAAAAGGTAAGGCTATTGCAAGCCAGCTTGACAAGCTACCTAAACTAGAGGAGAATGAAGTTCGTAGGAGGTTACATGACACACTTGAGCGAGTTAGAAGCAGCGGCATTGGCGGCAAGGAGAGAATCTCCGATGCCATCTACCGAGGCACATCAGGAAAAGTTCTCTGATTACAAAGAGGCCCGAACTTTTGATTTAGAGAACAAAGGTTTTGCCGAGCGCCTGGCTGCTGGATTAAACAAAGCAGTTTTGGCTAGTGAGGCAAAGTCACGATGACTGAGAAATGCGAAGTTTGTAAATTCTTTCGTGACTCTCAGATTATGGGTAGTTGCAGACGCTATCCAGTTTTACAGAACAAGCACGCTAATGATTGGTGTGGTGAGTTTGTAGTTGCCATCGTCCGTGAGGAGGATGTTTCACCCGCACCAGTTGCGGGTTCTTTTTTACCTAAAAAACGTGGCAGACCAGCAAAGGAAGCAAAATGAACTTGCAGCCATTGAGAGACAAAATCCTAGTTCGCCCTGAAAAGCGCAATTTAAGCGACATTGTTTATTACCAATCAGCAGAAGCTGACAGCCGTGGGACTGTGGTTGCAGTAGGCCCAGAAGCCCAAGCAGAGGGCCTAAACGTTGGTGACTTCATCACTTTTGGCACATTCGGCAAAGACTACAAAGACGAATATCTGAAGTTTGAGGAAATCAAGCACAATGACGAGCGCTTACTCAAAATGAGTTGGCAAGATGTATGTTTCGTAATGGAAGAATCATGAATAAAGAAGCAATCAACAAACAAATTGAAACCTTGATGACTCAGGGCAAACAACTGGAAGTCCAGCTGCACATGATTAACGGTGCGCTTCAGGACTGCAATCATTGGTTAGCCGAATTGGAGAAACAAAATGCCCCTGAAGAAATCAGCCAGCCCGAAAGCGTTTAAAGAGAACATCAAAGCGGAAGTGAAGGCGGGGAAACCTGTCAAACAAGCCGTGGCGATAGCTTATTCCGAAAAGCGAGAAGCCGAAAAGAAGGCTAAGAAGAAATGACCGAAGAAAAGCGCCCTGTTGGACGTCCATCCCTCTACGATCCAAAGTATTGTGAGGAAGTGGTTGCCCTGGGCAAAATCGGTAAGTCTGTTGAGCAAATAGCATCAACTCTTAACGTTTCCTTACGAACAATGTATTCATGGCGTGATGCTCATGAAGAATTTTTGCACGCCTTGGACGATGCAAAGACTCATGAGCAAGCCTGGTGGGAAGAACAAGCACAGGCTTACATGGTTGAGAACAAAGAAAGCGATCGTTTGAACGCATCTTTGTGGTCACGATCAATGGCGGCACGATTCCCAAAAAAGTATCGTGAAAGCACAAAAACTGAGATCACGGGTGCTGATGGCGCACCGCTGCTGTCAGGCATCCAGGTCAGTTTTGTAAAGCCTAATGAGTGAAGTCAACTCAGCCATCGCTAAAGCGGAATTTCCGCTAAAGCTGCAATGCTTGTTTCAGCCCTCCAGGTACAAAGTCCTGTACGGTGGACGAGGCGGGGCTAAGTCTTGGGGTGTTGCCAGGGCGTTATTGATTAAAGGCGCACAATCCCCGTTGCGTGTGCTTTGCGCCCGTGAATTCCAGACTTCAATTAAAGACTCAGTTCACAAGCTGCTGTGTGACCAGATCGAGGCGCTTGGCCTGGGGACTTTTTACGAGATCACCCAAACAAGCATCAGGGGCAAGAATGGTTCTGAGTTCAGCTTTGTAGGCTTAAAGAACAATGTGGCAAACGTCAAGTCTTATGAGGGTGTAGATATTTGCTGGGTGGAGGAAGCCCAAACAACCAGCCGAATGTCCTGGAACGTGCTTATTCCAACAATCCGAAAAGAGAAGTCAGAAATCTGGATTACGTTCAACCCTGAGTTAGAGACAGACGAGACTTACCAGCGGTTTGTTCTAAACCCGCCTGATGACTGCGTGGTGGTCAAGGTCAATTGGTCAGATAACCCGTGGTTTCCTGAAACGCTACGCTTGGAGAAAGATGCCCTTAAAAGCCGTGATCCACAGGCCTATAACGTGGTTTGGGAAGGTTTATGCCGACAGACGGTGGATGGGGCTATCTTTGCCAAAGAAATGCAAGTGGCTGAGTTAGATGGGCGCATTACCAAGGTCAACTATGACCCGACAAAGCCCGTTCACGCAATCTTTGACCTAGGCTGGTCAGACGCTACGGCCATTTGGTTCTTGCAGTTCATTGGCATGGAAACCCGCCTGATTCGCTACATTGAAGGCAACCAGCAAACAATGAGCGACTACCTAGCAAAGATGCAGACGTTTGGTTATATCTACGACACGTTATGGCTGCCACACGATGCCGAGAACAAGACGCTGGCGGCCAATGGCAGAAGCATTGAGGAAATCGTGAGAGCTGCGGGATACAAAACCAAGATCATTCCCAAGACTCCAATCTTGGACTCCATCAACGCTGCCAGGACAATCTTTGTTAACTGCTGGTTTGACCGTGAAAACTGTCACGAGGGCTTGCAATGC